CATCAAGCAGGTTGAATTTCTCCTCAGGCACTGTAAAATTGTGCTCTAAGAAGAGACCTTTTAGACCAGAGAAGAACGATTCTGCCATCTCAGTCTTAATGCCATGCTCGATTTGCAATGAGTTTTCTTTCATCCATTGCTCGGCAGCATAAGACAAGTAATCGTCAACCTTCTCGGCCAATTCTGTTTGAACTTTTTCGACTTCTTCAGTCAGAGACTCTTCAAATGCCTCTTGCAACGCTTTAACTTCGTCATTAACTTTGGCGGTTACCGCAGCCTCAAAGATAGTCGCAGCTTTTACTCGGAACTCTTCTGATAGTTCTTCACCAGCGACAAGAGCGTTAACATCTTCAGTAAAGTCGTACTTGGTTTCAGCGATTGTTTCTTCTTCGCCACTTTCAGTCTCCTCCATTTTAGATGATGCGAGTGAAGGTTTTGTCTTAAGAGACTTATCGCCTTCTACGCTTACTGCAGCTGCAGCAGACGCACCAGCGTTCTTAGTACCTTTTGCACCTTCTTCTGAAGCACCTAATGGTCCTTCTACGTCAACCACTTTCTTTGCACTACCTGCCTTAGATGTATCCATCTTCATAGGTGGTTTTGCTGATTTAGTGATAGGATCAGAGCCTTCGGTCACTTCTTCCATGTTATCTAACTCTTTTTCGAGGGTCTCAGCCATTTGTTTAAACTCCGTTTAGCTTTGCGTTGTCTGTATTTATTTATAAATCATAAACTCTTTAAAAACGCTTCAAACGCGGAAATTTTGCGTTCTTGAAGGTTTATAAGGGTTGCTTGATCTATTTCTTGTTTAATTTGAGCAACGGCTGCCTCTTTTAAGACTCCGTTATCCCAAACCCATTCCTTTCCTTCCATGATGCCATTGACAAATGCATCTGGTGCGGATGGATCAGCGACTATATCAGCAGCAGTTGCTAACATAAAGTCATCCATAACGACATTACAGTTCTCTTCTTTACGAATTGAACCCATGCCTCTAGATGAAACACCTAGTTTGACACCCTCACCTAAGAGGTCTTTTGCAATTTTTCCCATAGGAGTCTCAAGTAACTTTGCCTTACCGATAAAGTTATTTCCGTCTTCTTTGAGAGAAATGATTTTGTGAGAAACACGATCAAGGTTGATTGAAGGACCGTCAGGATGACCCAACTCTCCTAATGCTCTACCTGATTTAATGTAATTCTCGTTGTATTTAGCAACTTCCTTCTGCAATGTTGCTAGAGGATACATTCTGTTGTTACGGTTTTTCAATTCCGCTTGCAGAAAGATACCTTCGATAAAGTAATTCTTCTTGCCTTCTTTCTCTTCTTCGAGAAATTGAACTTCAGTAATTTCTTCAGCTATCAGTCTCATCTTTTGGTTCCTCTGTTGGTTGTTCTGCAGTAGGTGGATCTATTGATGAAGGTGCTGTATCAACAACCTCATCGGCAGGAGGGTCTTCTGGTTTACGACCATCGACTTCAACAGTCTCAGGTCCTTCGGTACCGTCAGGTAAACTATCTGCCAATTCATCAGCAGCATCCTGTGCAGTATCGTCCAATTCAAAACCCATACTCTTTGCAAATTCAATTTTTCTTTGTTGAACTGCGTCATATGCAGCCGCACTCAATGCGTCATTTACGGAATCGACTGCTTTTGCTTTGTCGTCTCCGAAAATTTGTTGAACAATTTGTTTGGCTATTTCTGTAGGCATGATAATTCCCTCACATTGTTATTTATTATTTAGAATTCTCCCCGTTTCAAATCGCCACTATCGATTTGGGGAGTTTCTGGTTGAGCTACTTGTCCTTCTGGGGCTGCATTAGGATCCATAGAGGGATCCATCTCCGCATTAGGATCAAGTATAAGACCTGCTTCTCGCTCAGATTCCATTTGTTTGTCAATGTCTTTAATCTCCTGTGCAGTTTGTTTTAAGACCTGACGACGCATGTATTCTATAGAAAAATACTTGCCAACGAAAGGATCCATTGAAGCAACTTGGTTCATACGCTCATTACGAATTTCAATTTCCTTCAATTCAGTGAAGTAATTGTCAGCAATGAAGTCGAACTGAATATGCTCCTTCATTTCATCCCATTCTTCAAGAGAGCAAACTCCTTTTAGAATGAGTTGAGTTTTAAGAAGATCTACAAATAGTTCAGAGAATCTTTTGCGAAGACGTGCAACAAATTTCTGGAACTTTACTTCGTCCCTAGTAATTTCAGCAGCACGACCAATGTTAAAGGTAGTCTCTGTCTCCAATCTAGAAGATGGAACATTAAGTGCCTTGTATAGTTTCTTTTGGAAATACTTTACGTCTTCTAGTTCACCTAGATTCTGTCCACCAGGAAGAGTTGTGATTTCAGTACCTCTACCGCCTTCACGACGAGGTAACCAGAAGTCTTCCAACATAGACATGAACTTCTTATCATCTTTAATCTCACCAGTGTTCGCATCATATACTAACTTGTTACGGTATCTACCCATAACTTCACGAAGATATTGCTCCGCTTTGTTCTTAGGTAAATTACCTACATCAATATAAAATATACGACGTTCTGGTGCTCTTGATAATCTATAGATCACCAATGAGTCTTCAATCATACGGAGTTGGTTAACCGCTTTGATTGCTTTATGTAGATGACTTAATGTCATGTTCTTATTAAGATCCTGTATACCAGAATGACAATAAGAGATTGAATCAGCAGCAATTTTAATGCCCTGATTGGTTGAGTTCTTTAATCCTTTTGGATTGTAAAGATAATATTCGGCACTCTTTTGAGTGAGTTGAGTATTTAGATCTTGACCGCGTAACGTTTCGGGTCGTTTCTGGTCATACTCTGTGACCTTACGGATCTTACGAGGATCTACATAACGTAGTTCTGTAAGACCTAGTTTTGGATTATCTGGATCTATAACCTTATGATAAAATAATCTACCATCAACATACCACCGACGGAAGATTTCATAAGATCTATTATCAAAATCAAGAAGACGAAGGATGGTATCAAACTCATCCCTAATTAACTTCTTAATTTTATCTGATTCTTTTAGATTAGATAACTCTACTTCAATCGGAACATCATCAAAATTACCGCATATAGTTTCATTTACTATGTCATCCACAGCACTATCGCACTCTGGTTGCATAACCATTTCTCTATATCGAGTGATTAACTCAAAGTCATTTCTGACTGTTCCATCAAAGTCCACGGAATATCCATAGTACCCGCCACCTACAATAGGTTGCGAGCCATCCATACTATCCTTCTGAACAAAAGAAGGTCCCTTAGGAACCTTCTTTGCTCTCTCAAGTGAAAAACCGAAGAGCTGATTAGCCATTAATTAAAATTTATTGGTCCTATGTTTATTTAGCAACTATTTGAAACTATGATTTATAGTCAAACGGAGTCCAGTATTGAACTTGCATCTCTACAGTGAATTCTTCAACTGCATCATTGTTACCGAAATCAAGATCGATAGCAGCGATTGCACTAGGGAAGATGTTATAGAACTTATAAGATTTGAGTATCTCTTGTTTACCACTCTCACTTTTCTCAGTGCTTCTTGCTAATTGATGAACCACCATGTCCGCGAAGTAACCAGTAGAATCATCTTCATTACCTAGAGTAGCAGCTGCAGTAAAGTTCTCATTGTATGCTTGAATTGAAGATGCCCAAAGTTCAAATGCACTTCTAAGTACGAACTTACTATCGTTCATGATAGTAATAGTCCATGGTTCAAATGTTCTGTCACCTGCAATTTTTAAAACTCGTCCTCTAAAAGGAACTTCTATGACACCAATCTGGGAGGAAGGCAAGTTCGCTGCACGAACTGTAAATTTTCCTTGGTTCTGAATTGCCTTACCATCTATACCAGTGATCCCTGTTGGAAACGAAAGATCTACTTGGAATAAATTGGGTCTTGCAAAATCTGATGTTACTCCTGCTTTGAAACTGTCAATAGTAAATCTGTCTGCCATTTTTTTAATGCGTAAGTCCTGTCCTTTATATTTAGACTTATGAATATTTTCGAGCATAAAAAAACCTCCGCAACGCGGAGGTCTTTATGTCTTTATTGATTATTGTGCGACTTCGCTGAAGGAAACTCCAGTTCTTGTTGCCACAAATGTTAGTGAAATGTAGTTGATAGTGCGTGTTGGTTTCACGAATATCTCAGCATAGAACTCACCGCGATCAACAGATGCAGGTGGGTTGTTTTCTGAGTCACACTTGATTAAGAAATCAGTTACACCACGACGACCTTGAACATCTCTTAGATATGGTTCAACAATGTTGAGGAAGAGTGATCTTTGTGCTTCATCGTTTTGCTCAAACAACTGTGCCTTAGCAGCGTTAGAAATAACTTTCTCGATTGTAAGGAACAAGCGACGAACGTTGATTCTATCAAATGCACTTGCGAATCCAAGAGCAGTCTTATCACCGTAAAGTACTACACCTTGACCAGGGAATGATACGATTGGGTTAATGCGTGCTGCATATAACTTATCTCTCTGTGTCTGTGTAGGAGTGAATGCTAGTTTAATTGCATTTCTTAGGATACCGCGTTGGAAACCTGCTGGTGAGAACCATGGTTCTGAAACCTCAGTTGTCTGTAGGCAAAGACCTGCAACGTCACCATTACAAGGAACGTAACGATAAACATCATTATACTTATCGTAGATATACTTGTATCCAGAGTCAAATACTAGGTAAGAAGAACTTGGTAGTTGATCAAAGAATCCAACAATGTTATCTGTAATAGTATTAGAACTAGAAATACCAATTACATTACCACGACGAGGTGATACAAACACCATGCAGTCGCGTCTTTCTTCTGCAATATTTACTAGAGCAGTGATCTTAGCGATTGCAGCAGCATCATCAGCACCAGAAGGACCAGCAATAATGAAGTCTACATCTTGTGACTCAGGATCTTGTCCTAATTCATATGCTGTAGAAATACCTGTGTTAGTAACAGTATAGTTACCACCAGATACTGCGTAATCAACTCCACCAGTTAGTCTGTAGTAGAATGTTGAGTTGTTTTTAGATCCAACAGTTGTTCTACCTGCAGGGTAGTCAGTAGAACCAGTAGATGAACGAAGTAAGTTAAACTGTCTAGCAGCAGCAGTTTGTCCCCAGTTACCATCAGATGCTGAAGCAGTAGCAGAGAATAAACCAGTCTCATGCTTACCCCAATAGACGTATGCAGACTTTTGCTTGATTACTTCTTTGTAGTAATTTGTCTCTCCAACAGATGACTTAGCGTCAGATGCTTTTGAAAGACCTACGAAACGCTCAAGAACTGCACCTGCTGTACCAGTAATACCACCATCAACGTCAATTACAACAATGTGAACTTCATCTCTGAATCCACCAGCGTTACTTGCGTATAGTGAAGTTTCTGGACGAGGAGCAACGTTTACCCATTTTACACCAGGTAGATACTCACGCTCTGAATACTCATCTCTTACAGCACTAATAGCAGCAGCGTTAGAGTTTGTATCTTGAATACTATCAGCAGCAGCAAAGTCAATAGTGTCTTTGTTCTTAGCGATATATACACGACGCTCAATACCAGATGTAGCAACTACACATGTATTAGAACCTTGAGTTACAGTCTGACCATCAGCGATGATACCAGTAACACCACCACTAGGAATACCTAGTTCAAGTTTTTTATTTGCAGGATCCCAAGCAAGAACATTGACTGTTTGGTTAGAACCTGAGATTGAAACAGTTGTAGAAGTGCCAGGTGTAAAGTCACCGACAACAGTTGTTACAGTTAGAACGACACTATACTTGAATATTTTACCTGCAGCACCACCTGTTGCAGATACTGCCTCGTCAGCAACGAATTCCCAATCGTTACCAGAACCAGGTGCAGGTACAACAGCGATCTGATCAGCACCAGCATCTGTTTTAAAAATTCCTATTGAATTTCCTTTTGTGCCAGCTGTTCTAGAACCATAGAACCATGTGTTTGTTCCACCTTCATATGTGGTTTCGTAATCTTGTAGGTTTTTAACCTTTACTGCAGTTCCGTTTGAAACAGCATTCTTTAAATTTGTAGAGTCTACGCGAACGGTTTTTAATGTTCCACCGTAGGATAGGAACTGTGCAGCAGCATACCAATATTCGTAATTGTTGTCATTTGGTTTTCCAAACTGATCAACTAAATCTCTTTCTGAAGCAATCTCTACGATTTGCTCAACAGGTCCTAACTCAAAAGGTGCTGCCATCAAACCGATATTCTCGGTCGATGAAGTGGTAATAGTAGTAAGATCTCTTTCCTGTACAACTACACCTGGCGATGACTGATTGGCTGCCATGTTTAATACTCTCCTAAAGTGCTCTCAGCGTTAATGTCTAAGATTATTTATATTTTTGAAACCTTACCTAAACTCCCACATGTAGGATTTATCCCCATATTCCGCGGCTTTCCACACATCTCCTTGAGCATCTTTAAACTGATCTTCTTCTAAACCATCATCTACGAATCCAAACGGAGCCATATCCTGTTCTATTGAGTCTCTTTGGTCTGCATATATTCTTGCTCTTACATCATTATCATGCATTTCTTTAAAGTATTCTTGCATAGCCATCCATCCAAAGATGACAAGACACATAGCAAGATCATCATTACATCCTTCTTCAGCAGCAAATGATTGACCCTTCTGAATAAATGTAGTAAGTTCTGCAATAGTGTCATAGTCAGGAATGACAAGTTTATCTTCCTCAATCAATGCTTTTAAGTTTGAACATCCAACTGATTTTACAGCAGTTGACATCTTCACACCTAGTTGTGTTTTCTTACCAGAAAATCCTTGACCTAATTGTTGACCCGCACGTCCACGCATTGCTGCCATCAATAAATTTTCGTACTCTAAATCAAACTGAATAATATCCGCGACCTGTCCACCTATATCATTTACTTCACAAAGAACGTATGCGTTGTTATAATTTTTTGCAACATCAACAACTATATTAGGGAATATGATAGGTTTGATTTCATTATTCTTATATCTAGCAACCATTTTATATGGTAGAGTTGTTGTATCAATTACAGTAAATGCAGAATAATCATTTCCTATTCCACGAGATACGTCCACCGTTACAATATAATTATGTTCTTCTTTCTTATCTTCAAATACTGCAAGACCTCTTTTTTCTTTAAGTGGTTCATCATAAGGCATGATCCTTAACTTACTAGGAGAGATCAATGTATCAACAGATCCTAAAAACTCACATTCAAACTCAACTCTAAACTGTTGTTCTGATGTGTTCTTAATAGTTTGTTCTTTCCATACATCATCTCTACCTGGCACTTGTGACCAGTGAACTTCAGTAGGTATGTATTCATTCGTTCCACGCTCTGCATCATGCCAGAGTTTGTAGAACATATTCATTCCGTGAGGAGTAGATATGATAATAACTTTTGTAGACTTACCTGAGGAGATAGTTGGATACACAGAACTAAAAAACT